AGCGAAAGCGGGATCAGTGATGTAGGTGAGCTGAGTGGTGTGGCCAATCATCTTGTAGTAACCAGCCTGCTGCTCAGAAGAGAGAGTGAGCTGATTCCAGATGTGCATCCAGTCACCATACTGGCGGTCAATTCTCTGACCACCGATCTCGACCTCGACCTGAGCAATGAGCTGCTCACCGGGGTAGTCCAACCAACGGGCATAGACATTGGAGCCAGCGGCAGCCATGCCCTGGTTAATCTCGGGGAGAGTAACCTGGACATAGGTGCGGTAGGCAAGATCTCCGTTTCTGGAGATGGTGCAGGACACACGGCGACCAAAGTCAGCCTGACCGTTGAAGGTCTGCTCGATGGACTCCATGGCGAAGTTGGTGTGGCGTCTGTAAGACACCTTCCAGAAAGTGATCTCGGGGTTTCCAGTAAGGAAAACGTCTTGTGCGCCGTAGGCGACTAATTGCATTAAAGCTCCTCCCATTTTTTTTTATATAATCCCAAAACATAATTTCTCCTAAATCTGAGCGAATCCGTGCACCAAAATGTTGATTGTCCTACATTTAATGAGATTTTGCGCATCTGGATCGACGATTCAGTCCAATTTATATAGGGGACATATACCCAACACAGTTGCCGCCCTTGTAGGGACAAACAGTCCCAGTGTTGCCCCCCGACACAGAGTTTAGGGGCAAAAATATTGTATGTTTTCATTGTAAAAGATGCCGACAATTTGTAAAAAGGACACCTGTAGGAGCAAGGCAATTTATGGATATTGTTTCGGGAAACCCCTGTTTTGTTCGGTGCACCGCGAAGATGGATCAAAAAACACTCGGTCAATTGAACCGCCCGACGTTGCGCAGCCAACTTGTAACAATGTGTGTTTGAGTTGTGGGTCGAATGGTGTGCTACCAAGGTTTAAAGGATATTGTAAGCGGTGTTATGTGGAAAAGTATCCGGTTGATCCACTCTCTCTACAGACTGTTTACAAATCGAAAGAAGATGTTATACAGAAATTTATTGATTCGAAGTTTGATGGGTTTGTTCACAAACAAGGGTTGAGTGAGATCCAAATTAATGGCGTGGTTTTGCAAGTAGTTTATGATGACAAGATCAAAATTGCTGATGACAAAAACATAGTTATTAAGTTTAATCCAAATAAATATGCGGACGGCAAGAACCCGTTTTTGTACACGAGGTTGCCACAATTGGAGAGAGAGATTACGAAACGGTTCGAGATGATTTGTGTGATAAAGGAAACCAAGGTTTCCTTTTGATCCTTCCTTTTTCTTTTTGATCCTTCCGTTTTTATCTTCGATCCTTCCTTTGTTTCCTTTTGAAAGGCGCAGCCGACGGCTGATCAATCCTTATTAGAATTTTAAAAAAAGAAAAAAGGAAGGATCAGCCGTCGGCTGCGCCTTTCAAAAGGCATAAAGGATGCCGTAGGCATCCGACTGTCGTCCGCTTAGCGGACTTTAAGCCCTAAGGGCTGAATACCTTGGTTTCCTTTATAAAACTCTCTAAATAGTCTTCCGTGAAAAACTCTTTTTTGTTATTATGGCGTTTTTGGAAAATGTACCGATTGTCTCTCTTTTTCACTTTCCAACCGGATTCAATCTTATTGTAAATAAAGACCATTTTATGCAATGTTTTTGAATCGATTTCTGCAAGGTCTATATGCGAATTTATCATTTATTGTATACAATCAATAGTTTTTCGTAAATCTAAACTCAAAATATGCGTTCATAAATAATCAAGAATAGTTAGAAAGAAAAAAAACAAAATTTTCAGTAAGCGGGTTTTGATGAAAAAAAAAATCTGTAAGGTCTATATTATTTAGGAAAACCATGACTGACCCTCTTTTGAAAGACGACACCTCTCGCTACGTGATGTTTCCCATCCGTCACAATGACATCTGGAAAATGTACAAGAAACAGGTTGATTGTTTTTGGCGCGCGGAAGAGATAGATTTGTCCAAAGATTTGAGCGATTGGGCAAAGTTGTCGCACGAAGAACAGTACTTCATCTCGATGGTTTTGGCTTTTTTCGCAGCCAGTGACGGAATTGTTATGGAAAATTTGGCGACCCGTTTCATGGCCGACGTGCAACTCTCAGAGGCGAGAGCATTCTACGGTTTCCAAATTGCCATCGAAAATATTCATTCTGAAATGTACAGCCTTTTGATCGAAACTTATATCAAAGACAAGGTGGAAAAAGACCGCTTGTTCAGGGCCATCGAGACCTGTCCATCGATCGCCAAAAAAGCCGATTGGGCTCGCCGATGGATCGGTTACGGCACCGACGACAAATCGCTTGAAACTTTCGCCACCCGGCTTGTAGCATTTGCCTGCGTCGAGGGTATCTTCTTCAGCAGTAGTTTCGCCGCCATTTATTGGATCAAGAAACGCGGACTTATGCCCGGACTCACTCTCTCGAACGAGTTCATCAGCCGCGACGAAGCTTTGCACACCGAGTTTGCGGTGATGTTGTATTCGAAACTGGAAGACAAACTATCGAAAACCCAGGTGGCGGAAATTATCCGAGAGGCGGTGGAAATCGAGAAGGAGTTTATTACCGAATCGCTCCCGTGCCGATTGATTGGGATGAATGCCAAATTGATGACTCAGTACATCGAGTTTGTGGGGGATCGACTTTGTGTGCAACTCAACATTGACAAGATATATGGTAGTGCGAACCCATTCGACTTTATGGAACTCATTAGTTTGGAGAGCAAGTCGAATTTTTTCGAACGCACAGTGAGCGAGTATGCGATGGCGAATAAATCTGTATCGTCTGATGTGTTTGAGCTCGTTTGCGAATTCTAACGCATATTTTGTATTTAATGTCTTAATTTTTTTGAACTATTTCTTTTCCAACTTTTTTGTTTACGGCGTTGTAGCTTTTTTCTCTTTGTTCCTCCTATATTTTTTCTCTTTTTTGGGTTAATAATATTATTATATTCATGAACCAACCGCTCATACTTTGCAACCAAGTCCGCATCTGTAATATTGTTAAAATAATCTCCTTGAAAAATACTTAGTAAATTACTTGCAGCACTATATGCATCGTTCGAATACGATGTTTTGCATTTATTTATTGCATTTTCAAATTTGTTTAATAACTCACCAAACTCTTTATTTTTTAAATACGATATATATGCATCATTCGACATTTTAATAGCATGAAGGCTTTTCCACTTAGTTTGCAGGTCTTTTTCTGATTTCTTAAACATACCGTGTTCTTTTATAATTTTTTTGCCAAGTTGATCGACTTCTAGCTCTGTATTTTTAACATCTTCAAAATCATTTTCACTATGTGATTTTGATAAGCGATCTAATGCATAATCAAACTTTTTCATTTTTTCGTCAAATTCATTGATGAGCTCTTGGTAATTCAGTAACTTGTTGTTTGCACTAAGGATTTCTAAATTTCTTCCATTTGCTTTCATTTTAAGATTATCGTTTTCTGCAGTTTTTATGGTTAATAAACTTTGAAACTGTTTTATCAAATTTATCATTACTGTTTCAGGATCATAATTGTCTAATAAATATTTCATTTCAGATACAACTTCGTGTCTGGTTCTATGCGGTTCTAACAACCGTTTAAAGCCATACCACATTGCAAATTGTGTACAGCTCCCCGAGAATTTAGAAGAGCTTGGTATCATGCCTTGAATATTAAAATTGCATACTTCGTCTTGATGATGAAACACTAAATAAAACTTCTCTTCATCAAATAACGATTTTATAAAATTTTCTAAAGGCGCTTTTATTTGTTCTCCATCAATATTTGAACTGTCAAAATGTTCAACTTCAATTAATTGTTTTCCATCATTTCTTATTTTGCCTCTTTCAATAACCACAATTGTTGAATGTCCATAAGGGTCGCCTGGCCAAAAATAACTAAAATTAATTGCCATAAGATTCGATTCGCAGAGTTCTATCTGGTCTTCATAGTATTTTTTAAAAAAAATACTTTCACTAATCGGATTGTCCCGTCCGATGTGTCTTTGCAAATAAAATACCCTTTTTCTAAAATCATAGTTGACTTCATGTAAAAAACAAAGGTCTTTAGAGTTTATAGTTTTGTAAATCTCTTCTAAAATTGAATCGTCGTTAAACCATTGGTGCAAAAGCGAATCCAATTTTTCGGGAATATCGCGCTTATTTTTAGATCCCAAAATACCATTTACTGTTTCGCACAAACTTGTTACCGTTTCCGGCGAGATTTTCGGATTTTTTGCTTTTAAATTTTCCGAACAACGTTCTAATCTTTCCGTTTGCAACCTTTCTTTAAGATCAAATACCGACTCATCTACTTCATCGTCGTTTAATGTTTCGCACAAACTGTTTAACCTCTCGGGTGAGATTTTGGGATTTTTTGATCTTAAATTTTCGGAACAAAATGCAATTTTAACTCTTTGCCATCTATCTTCAAATTTATCCGCCAATACCTCTAACTCTTCGTCAACAACATCTTCAAGATTATTAATTAAGGACTCTATAATTTTCGTATCGGAAATTACCTCATTCAATGCTTCTTTGTCAAGGTAACCACGTGTTTTGTATAAATAATTTTTTATTTTTTCTTTTATTTTTTCGGGATCGGTATGAGAAGACATTTATACATAAGTTATAGATAAATAAGCAGATAAATATGAAATTGATAGATCAAAATTGCCTTCTGGCTTTTCATTGGTGGTCGAAGTTGATAAACGATGGTATTCAGCCCTTCGGGCTTAAAGTCCGCTATCGTGTTATAAAAAATTTTTTATATTTTTTACAACAAAAATTCAGCGAAGAGGAAGGATTTAAAGGGAACCTTAGGTTTTCTTTAAAATGCAGGCGGACACTTTAAAATCAATACCATACACAGCAATTTCGTTGTCTGTCATCGGCCGTCTTATTTTCATGTTCCTCTTATACAAAAACAAAAGTACAAACAGTTTGTCGTTATTATTTTGCATCTTGAATATTTGTTCATCGAGCATGTGGATCTATTACAGTGTCCAAACTGAAGACGTACCGATGATTTTCAGGAGTTCGACAGAAATTTCCCTGTTGGTGATCTCTTCGATATACATAATTCGAAATAAAATTAAGGAACCGACTGGTGTTCTGCCGAACTAATCTCCTCGTTTAAGGAGGGGTTAAAGGGCGTAGGCCAGCTTCGCTGGCTGAATACTTAGTTCCCCTTCTTATAGGTACTTCTGAAAAAGTTTCACAAAGTTTTTTGTCGACGTATCTCGGTCCCTGTCATCACCAATTTCAAGGTTGAACTCGGTGATGTCCATATTCACGAGATTTGTTTTCTTCATAATCTTGTCGAGCACGGGCTTGATTGCCTCCACATGCACACCCCTTTTCGCAGTGGTTCCTGTACAAGGCATTTCACCAGGATCGATTCCATCCACGTCAAACGACAAATGGACCGGGTCATTTCCAACAAACGCTTTCACAATTTCGAACGCCCTCTTCGGATCGTTGTTGATGTCGGCGCTTTTTACATACTTGATCTGTTTGTCTTTGAGCACTTTTTTCTCGCCCGGATCCAAGTCTCGGATACCCAGATACAAAATGTTTTCGAACTTGAGTTCGGGGACTTCATACAAAAAAGGAAATAAGATAAAATCGTGGTCCAGACCGGTAAGAAATGCGAGAGGCATCCCGTGGAAATTACCGCTGGGCGAGGTTGCTCGAGTATTGATGTCGGCGTGGGCGTCAAACCAAATCACTTTCAGGTTGGAGCCGTGCTTTTGTAAAGACGCGGCCACCGTTGCGATAGCCATCGAGTGGTCGCCGCCGATGTTTACCGTTGGCAAAGTCGCCTTCATGTTTGATCGATACAATTTTTTCAAGTTACTCGACAAAGTGTCGTTGCTCTTGGTGTTTATAATGGCGTCGGTTTTCCCAAATATTTGTTTTAAATACTTCGCGGTTGTATCGACACCGGGCTTCTTTTGACCTAAAGAACTTGGGAAATAAATGCGGGTCATCATTTCTTTAGACGTTTTATTTATGATGAGATTTTATACAATGAAGATATAATGTGGAGAATATTTGACGAAATTTTACGGTTTTTTTACCTGCTTTTTTTCATATGGTCGTATGCATATTTACATTTCATGTGGTACGGAACACACCCCTTCCTTGTTAAAACTGAATTTCGCTACAAACTCCCAGACGAAGATTTGGAGAAACATGCAACCATTTATCGCAGTAAACGAGTGTCGAAAAAAGTAATCATATTTTTGTCGGGGGCTTATAATCTTGAGAATCATGCATATATTTCTAAGATGATGCATGATCTGGAGGCGTTGCATAGTGACACTATGAAAGAGTATCAACTTATTTGTTTCGAAAAATCAGATCAATCTAGCATAATAATATACGACGACGTTGCCCATTTCATTAGGGTACTAAACGATGAAGTGGGGGGATTGGACGAGGTAATTTTGGTCGGATTTTCCTCGGGTGGCTGTGTGGCATCATCGGTAATGGCAAGGCTGCAAACGTATACATTCAAGAAGAAGATAATTACGTATGACACTCCTTGGCAAGTGCAGTACAACGTGGAGTATTTTCAAGACAATTGGTTCTATCGGCCGGATATTTTGTTCTTTTGGAAAGTGTACCAGACTTACTCCTCTCACTACAACTACGAAGATATTAAACAACACTTAGATGTAAAAAGCAACTTTAGCGGCGCTGGTGACCTCGTGAAAATTATTGAGAACGTCCATGGTTGGAGTAGAGAGAAAATGCTCGAAGAAACTGGGTTTAACTTTAATCAAACAGCCGATACTAGAGTTTACAATATCGTGAGCAAATGGGATCCCTTCGTGATTCGCGGCGATGTGCACGACAAGTTTGTGAAAGAGAATGAACATAGAATCATTTGGAATAACAAAGTCATTGAAAAGAAAACCATCGGCCATTGCTCCGATATGGCTTTTTCTACGTCTTATTTGAATGAAATTGTGCTTGCTATTCAAGATGTTTAGGCGCACCGTTCTTAATAACCTCTCGTTTCAACTTTTCCAAATACAAAATCGCATCCATGTGTTCTTCTTGAGCATGTCGTATCCAGTCCAGCACTTTTAAATCTTCGCGGTCCAAAGTTGTGCCGTACTTTTGCAAACCAAGATTTGATCGTTGGATAAACGATTCGATCACGGTATTTACGACAGAGTCTGCAGTATACTTGGTCGAAGAGATTTCTTTTGTCGAAGAGATTTCTTTAGCCACTGATGAGTTGTCTCCAACAGGCGACGAAACAATCTGAGGTATAATCGCAATTTTTTGATCTTGAGACAAATCGCTGTACCCTTCTTGCTGGTAACCTAAATAATGATTAAACATAAACCACTTCGAAGCAGGCATCAAAGTTTTCCAAAGAATATCGTTCTGATAGACCCAATGTTGTTTTGTCGTGAAAAGGTTATCGACATTCGACTTAAAAAGAGTGCTTAGTTCCAACATCATGGAGCGGTTAACAATGTAACCGGCACCGTTGCCAGAAGATGAAATCCGCGAAATGAGAGAGTCGGTATGTTCGGATACAACTGCCGCACAAGTGGTTAGCATCAAAACATCCCAGTCCATATCTCGCTCGAAAAAAGTTTTCAAATCGTTGCGGACTTTCTCGGCGTCGTCGATGAACACGAAGTCGTCTTCCAAGACCAACACGTTTTTCAAGTCCATATCGTAGGCCATCTCGAGAACGGATGCGTGACTTACGAGGCAGCCCGTGTTTGGGCAACCCTGATACGAAGCCGCAGAGAACCGCATGATTTTATCTTTCCCGAATCCGATTCTATCGAGTTCAGACAAGATTCTCTCGTTGCGATCGGTTCTCGCGTCCATATTGATGTAAATAATTTTGTCAATCATTGTGATAAACAACATTATTGTGGTTTCTATAAATTGTTTTACATATAAACAGGTAAACTGTCAATATCCATAATAGTGATATCGGCCGCGCTCTCCTCTGGTTTGAAAATATATTTCGAAGAGAACAAGAGAGATTTCAGTTCATCTTTGGGAACAAGGTTGTTGACAGTTCGCGCGATCATCTTGTACAACTTAAAATCGGGATACCTCGTCTGGCCATTATGTCTGTAAAGCATGTTTTTCCCGTAGTCGTCGTTGCACCAGTGGTCGACCAATTTTTGCAAGGGCGTTTTGGGCTCTCCATTTCTGCAAACAAAATCGTAGAGAGAGCATCCGAGGCGGCTCAAATCGAAACTAGGGTTGGGATCGACTCTCGGCTTCTTTTCGTTAAAATAGGGCTCGCAATTATATTGAGTTGCCGCATCGCCTGACGCGGCGAAGCTGTCGCTGCAGAACAATTTACCGCCAAATTTGTAAATGGCTCTCCCGAAATCGATGAGTTTGTAGATGCGGCCATTTGTCGGGACTTTGTATAAAATGCCCTCCAACTTGTAGTACAAGAATTCGATGTCAGTCTCGATATACATGATATTGTTGGTGTGGAGATCGTTGTGAGTAAAGTCAAACACCTTCTGGTACGTGGCCAATATCAGGATGATTTGCATGAGAGCGTCGATAAATTGGTCGTCGTTGAGTTTGCGGCGTAAAATGAGTTGATCGATGGTTCCTGCGCACTTTTCTTGGAAAATCATTTGAACGGGGTAGTTGTTCAAGTAGCTAAAGATGGGTTCTTCGTCGTCTTCGAATTCGCTGAGAGAAGACGAGCCGGTGTCGGATTCAGATTCGGTTTCCCAAACAGATTCCGAGTCATCGCTGCCCTCACTTTCGCTATCGCTATCGGTGCTATCGCTATCGCTTTGGGTGCTCTCACTTTCGCTTCCACTACTTTCACTCTCACTCTCACTCGGTGAGTCAACCGTCTCATTCTTTGCAACCGTGTTTTCATATTCGAGAAAAGGAGTTTCGACAGCTGAAGTTTCGGCACACGAGTCGGCATCCACTAAATCCTCAAAATCGAGAGTTACGTCTCCACCATCTTCGATGCAAAGTTTATTACGGTTTCGCCGAGAGCCCTCTCCGGAATATTGGTTCAAGATGTTGGCGGCCTCTTCGTCAATCGTAAAGTACTTGTTGATATTGGTTAAAAAGAAGGGACAGCTCGAGACAAACTCGAGATCATCTGCAATGTTGTAGCGAAACTTGCGCTGAATTGCTAAATAAGAGCCGTAATATTCGACGCCGTGAACCCATCCGTGTGTATCTTTCAACATGGAAGTCAAGTACGAGAAAAATCCGTCGACATAAGCGGTGTTGTTGACGTCGACCAGTTTAGGCAAACACGACTCGGCAGTTGAGCAGATGGTTGGTAGGGTTCGTGTTATCTCGGTTTCTAAATTATATTTTCCCCGCAAAAAATTCAAGGGATCGATGAGAGGCGAGAATTTGACAAAAATATTTTTCTCGACGATTTCGTCGTTCTTGTACACGGTGCTCAAGTCGCGGATTTGAAAAGTATTGTTGAGTGAGACCTTGTTGAAATTGGTGTCGTCCATGTCGAAAAAACGTGTATACAAGGGTATGAAAGACTGGATGCCCGAAATGTCGAAGGGATCGTAGACGGGGTCATTTGTTTTCTCTAAAATGAGCCTTTTGTTTTTTCGGTAATTTATGCTAAACTTGGTGGATTCCATGAAAGTTATATTTTATGGAATGTAATATTTTAGTAATATTAAACTCATGTCGTTTTATATGCGTATTTATTATACTTTACTTAATTTATAACAAATAAAAAAAATATGACATTAGAATTAAAAAAATTTGACATGAGATCCATCACATTTGACCCGCGAGAGAACAAGGGACCCGTTATTGTTTTGATTGGTCGTCGTGACACGGGTAAAACCTTTTTAGTTAAAGATTTGCTGTACCACCATCAAGACATCCCAATCGGCACGGTGATTTCGGGAACAGAAGCCGGAAACGGTTTTTACGGAAAGCTTGTGCCGAAGCTGTTTATCCACGAAGAATACAACACAATCCTGATCGAGAATGTGCTGCGCCGCCAGAAGGCGGTTATGAAGCAGTGTCAGACGGAGATGGAAAATTACAAAAAGTGCAGCATCGATCCACGAACTTTCGTGATTTTAGATGATTGCCTCTACGATAACAGCTGGACCAAAGATAAGTTGATGAGATCCCTGTTTATGAACGGTGAAATGTTTGCCTAAGTCATTCCAAAAGAATGGCTAGTATGTTTAGGATCTAAAATCCTTTATGTGCGACACGTCCAAATTGCGGAGACGTCTTGATTTAGAAACTTAAAAAAAAAGGTTCTATGAAAGTTTATACTACTAAACGGCTTTAGAAATAGGGTCGTGGTTTATGCTAACAACATAAAGTACAGTAAAAAGGTATAAAATAGAGATAACCCGCAGCAAGTCATCTAAGTCCGTAATGGTAAGGATATGATGATTGTTCAACGACTAAATGCCCGTGGGGTTGAGTAATCTAACCAATTGCGATGATGCCTTAAGATATAGTCTAAACCCACCCGAGAGGGTGCAATGCCCATTTAAAAAGCATTGGTTTAATGATTTCAGAAAGAAATATCTGGATGAAAATGGTACATTTGAGACACTGGAAAGTTATGTTAATTATTACAATGCAATATCCGCTCGGTATTCCGCCAAATCTCCGCACCAATATAGACTACGTTTTTATTTTGCGTGAGAATTATTTGTCGAATCGTAAGAAGATTTGGGAGAACTATGCGTCGATGTTTCCGACTCTCGAGTCATTCTGCTCGATCATGGACCAGACCACGGAAAATTACGAGTGCATGGTGATTTCGAATAATGCGAAATCGAACAAGATAAATGACCAAGTATTTTGGTACAAGGCGGCGGACCGACCGGATTTCAAGTTGGGTTCAAAGGAGTTCTGGGAGCTCTCGAAGAATTTGACGGATGATGATGGAGACGAGTATGATCCGAACGCAAAGAAGAAGAAGAATGGTCAAAACGTCATAGTGAAAAAGACGACGGGCAAGTGGTAACGACCGAAAAGTGGTAACGACCGAAAAGTGGTAACGACCGAAAAGTGGTAACGACCGAAAAGTGGTAAACTTTGCTTAATAAAATGTTGCTCGGAAAGCAAGATTTTATAAAATAGAAACTGTAAAAAATGTTTTATTTCGGTCGGTAACCGTGGTCAATCGCGTTGAGTAAACGCACCTGCGCTTTGGCTTTTTTCAAAGTGGTGCACCGCGAAAGAATTCTTTGTTTGGTCCCCTTCTTCTTTTTCACACTGTAGCAATTTTTTCCTCGAAGTTTTCGGATCACGTATGGCATTTATTATACAATAGAAGCTCACACTTTTTCGGCTAAATACATGTTGAAAAAACCGTGAACTTTGACGATCTGGTAACCCAAGATTTCTCTCAAGTAATCGAATAAAGCAGTGTTGGTTTGGCTGTTGGACTCGAACAAGATTTTCGGATACCCAGTGCGAACGATTGTCTCCATGCCTCCCTGCAAAACATGCAGCTCGTTTTCCTCGACATCCATCTTGATGAATGAAATCTTGCCCTGTATATTCAGTGAGTCGAGAGTTTGAATCTCGATGGTTTCGGAACACAATACTTTGTCGTTGGAGGGTGCGTGCACGGTGGATCCTCCGCCGTCGTTACTCACGATGTGAAGGGTTTTCGGACCCACTTGGTCACTATTACCGAGACCGATTTTCAAACATTCAATATTGGTGGACGCACTGAGAGCGACCCCTCCACACAAAGCGTAAAAAGTCATTCTCTGCGGTTCGAACGCCAGCACCCGTTTTGCGTAAGGGGCGAGAGAAATGGCGTAACTGCCTGTGTGCGCACCGATATCCAAAAACAGCGAATCGGCGTTGCAAAACTGTTTACACCATTCGATCAAATTATTTTCGAAAAGACCTCTCTCGGCATAATAAGTTTGGTTTACGGAAGGCATCAAATAAACAAGAGGCTTGTTTATAAAAAATATTTGGTTGTTGGTGTTGTCATCGATGGTGTCTCTCTCGTCTTTTGACAAAATGATATACTTGGTGGACATTTGTTTGTTTGTTTTTTTTTGAATTATCTTCACGGAATCTCTTTAAGCTGTTTGGAAAACGCCGATTTTTTTATTAAGAGAAATGTTCAATTGAAATTCTGAACGCGAAATCGCAAAAATAGAAAATAATATTATTTGACAAAATGACGATCGAGATAAAATTCATTTTTACGGAACACAGTAAACAAATAAGCAAACCGAATAATATAGTTTGAAAAAAATAACTAATGCACAAATGAGTTTTGATTCGGTCGCAGTCGTCTCTCAATGTAAACATAAAACAAGCATTTAAGAGAAGTTTGCAAAAGCAAAATACCAATAATATTTTGGAAATGATGTCGGCGATTGGAACATCGCAAGATCTCACGCACCTTAAAGGCATCTCACTGAGAAAACCAATATTGATGATGTTCATAATTGTGTTTGAAAAAATGTGGATAAGAAAGATGAAAACGTATTTTCTGAGATGTGGTTGTTGTTGTCTCTCGGCGACGATCTGAACCTCGGCATTAATAAGTTCGTACTTGGTTTTACAGTGAGGACAGAAATTTTTATTTTCTCCCGATTCTAATAATCTTTGGATACAGCTGATGTGATAAATTGCATTCGAACATTTGCAAGGTAGCTGAACAATTGTGTTCATCTCTACATCGATCGAGTCGAGACAAATAAGACACTCTTGGTCTTTCAGACGATTTTTTTCGGGTTTTTCAAAAGTGTGTAAAAGCATTTTTGTTTGGGGGGATAGAAAGATTTTTGATTTGGAGAGGTCTTCATAAAAAAAATATTTTGAGAAACAAATCAATGGCGACTAATTTTGAACTCTATGACATTTGTCTAAAAACACTTGCCACATACAATCCGGCGAACAGCTCGGTATCTGATTCCGGATTTATGTCAACCTATGATGCTTGCATATCTGTGATTCACACTAATTTCGAAGCGTTGGATAGCGAGAGACGCAAAACTTTGAAGAATGTTTTGTTTCAGTTTGCGGTTTCGGATAGCTCAATCCACTCGCGGTGGCATGACTACAAGTTTGACAATAAATGCCCCGATTTAAACATTGCTGATTATGTAAACAATGTTTTTATTCCTGACGAAAGTATTACTGTTATCGAGGCATACACCAGTAATGACGGCTACGATATTAGTTTAGCCACTATGGCTCTCTTGAGAGAAATGATGAAAGACCTGGTAACAAAAAAAATGTCAAAATCCCAGAAAAAACACTTTAACTTTTGTGTAAATCAGCTTGAACTAAATCATGAAATTGATAGCTTACCATGTAAAACCGGGTTCATAACAAACCACCAAGCGTATATATCGTTAATTCACAATTACTTCAATACTTATGAATTAGATGAACACAGACGCGAAAATTTAAAGAGAGTCCTATTTAATTATGCAAAATGGTATTGGGAGCCTTCGAAGATTGAGTCTTACGCGGATTTAACAATTGACGAATACGTGAAAGATGTTTTTCTTCGTGACAAACTTTTGTCTGTTACAGAGGCATATAGTAACAGTGGCTCCTACCACATGGACTTGGGTATTATGGCTCTCTTGAGAGAGATGTTGCTCGTGTTGAAGTAGAACTTTGCAATAAAATCACGTTTTGTTTTTTTTGTTATTAAACTTAAATTTTTATTAAAGTTAAGGAGGGATCATAAGAGAACTACGTTCCCTTAAAAAACAATTTAAAAACGACGTTACATTGAATACAAATATTATGAATACAAGGAGAGGGGGGCAAACACAAAACGAATTACTATTAACAAACCTGTTGACGTTTTACGGAAAAGAGGATAACATGGACCGCTTAGTCAATGTAATCAATGGCCAATCGAAGATTTCTCTCAGGATTATCGACTGGTTTGTAACGAATTATGCAAAGAAAAATTTCACAGTGTACTCGATACCTGCGAAGAACAAGTGCAGCACAGTGATTAATGGCGAAGAAAACTGCGAGAGATTCAAGGTTTTTCACAACTACAAGCTTGAGCTAAAAGCGTATAGCAAGGTGCGTTTCGATCCGTTCTCTCGCAGGGAGAGAATCGCGATCCCTTACAAAGACAACACTTGCTTGCAAACCACGATTGGCCAGCTTAACTTTTTCAAGTGGGCGATCGAGAATCAGCTCCTCGAATACATCGAAAATAATTACGAGGACATCGAGGCGGACATGAACGCGCGAAACAGTATTTCGAAGAAGGGCGCTGCGGCGGAGTTAGACAACAACAAGACGCGAAAGAAGAGAGAAGAGCTCTCAATTTCTGCGTGCAAGACGATCAAGAAAGAAACCGTAAATATTGTGGTGAAATTCAATTAAGATTCAGAAAACCCTTAAGAAATAATAATCATTTTTCTCTTGTCGTTAAGTTCTATATTCTCGCTTTCCGTAAGAGCACCAAATTCGACATGACACACCAAGTAATCCGCATATTCTTCTTCATATTCCAATAGGCATGCGACACAATCGGAATCCCCGGTACTGGGAGAAAACACAATTTGTATACTGTCGTCGTCAAGAACAATAGAACTTTGGGCAACAGCGCCAAAGTCAGCATGACATATTTCGTAGTTTGCGACAGATTCGTCGTCTGCAATGTAATCTTTTAAGATGGCACAAAGTTCACTCAGTTTCATTTTTTTGTCTTTTCGGTAGGTGTAATTTTTTTATGAAGAGTTTCGCATTGGACCAGGCGACAAAAAAAAACTACATTAAAATAATGGAATGATGTCCCACAGAAGATAAGAGATGTAATATTTGATGCCAGTAATCACATTCCTTCATATCTTCGGCAAAAACAAAACACCCTTTCATACTACCATAGTAATATAGTATAACAGTTCCCAAAAATGTTATTATGGCAATTATAGAATACAAAATATTGATTATGTTTTTTGAAAACTTCTTGTAAAAAACATAACCTCCATAAACGACAACAGAAAAAATAAAAAATTGATCTATCCAGTAGGAGAGAAATGTTTTTTGTGAGTGATACATAAGTGAAGATACGGTAAGTCCTGCGAATAATGCTGAATATAAATAGTATTTGTAATAATAACAAACGACAACATTTGTAATAAATAATAAAGCCGAATAACAACATTTTACAGATGGCAACTCATAAGATTCCATTTTATACACTACAATTATAAAAACTTTTATTTCATCTCTCGAATCACAAAACTAATACATTGGAATCGGAAATGGAATTTAAAAAAAGTGCTGACGGTATTCGTTGGATCGGTCGAGGGCGTTTTGACTCGAGGCTATTTTGGGACGAAGTCCTTTACTCCGAAGGTCTGCATAAACCTTTTTTCAGAGGAAAAATCCATTTGATGGCTCTCATTACTTTCATCTTTTACTTATTTGACCACATAAAATTCGCCAAGAATAACAGTTGGGCTTTTTCACTTGGCTGTTTAAACTTATTTGGGAACTGTTTTTGCTTTTTTACAAGTGGATTGTACCATGCATTTAGTTGGTCTACTCGTGTTGAAATTGCTTTGCAGAAACTAGACCACATGGCTATTTCCATATGGTGCCACCTGATGATGTACCCAATTGCATTTCTCTTGCTTCCAAAAGAATACGGCTACACCTTTATTTTCATAAATACTACGATGTGTATCGCGAATTGCGTGAATATATACAATAGCAAACCATCGATTATTATTCATTCGCTGGTTCCCGGCAGTTTGGTGGCCTTCCTTCCAGTTTGCTGGCACTATATGTCACAGAAAGAATGGTGGTATTGCATGGGAGTCTATTTTTTCCAAATATCTGGCACTGTGGTGTTTGCGATGAAAAAGACACCGAGCTTTTGCAATAAAGACTTATTTACATTCCATGAGATTTTTCATTTCCTGAGTCTCGGGTCTTCTTTGTTTGTTTATTTAACGAACAAAGAAATAATTAAAAACTACATCGAAAATTAACGCCTCTTTCTCTCCGATCTGCGTCTCTTTTGAGAGCCTCTCTTTCTCTTTGAGGACTTTCTTCGGTGCTTCCTTGATCCTCCTGTTTTGTAACTGCTAAACTCCATTACACCGGCACGAATTTCCTTGCCGTCGAATCCGTAGCCGCTACCGCCCTTCGACTCGTATTTCGCAGTGTCGCCACCTAATACGGATGGCGGTTCATTTTTCAAAATGGCATTTGGCTCATAAGCTTGTTGGTATGGTGATGACATAATATAGAATAATATGGATATAAAAAAATTGTCCGAGTATAGTTCTATGAATGTCACTCGTTATTGTTTTTGTATGCAATTTGCGCTATTTCGACAAATTTATCGAGACATGTAATTCGCTAATTTACGTGGGCGAGTATGCCGGAGAGATTGTATTAATAACTGGCGACGACATGCCGGACGATTTATCCGACCACCATTTTTTTAAAAAACATCCGCAAATCTCTGTGCGCCATTGTCCGGACATTGTTTTCCAAAAAAACAACGAGACGATGCAAAAGACAAACGCGTCGTGTGACAAAAAGGATTTCAAGATGTTCCAGTACCATAAATACCATTTGTTTACGGAGTTTTTCAAACGATGGAATTATGTGTTTTACATCGACTGCGGTGCGAAAATATACGAAAACATCCAGCCAATCTTGGACACCGCAAAACCTGACACACTTTTGGCACATTCGGACGCATATCCAGAGTACAAATGGAAGCTCTCGTGTCAGTTTCGAGAGGAGATGTCGCCAAGCATAAAACGCGAACTAATCAGCAAGTGGAATCTCGAGCGGGACTATTTCCAGTCGACTATCATGCTCTTTGACACCAACATTATAGAGAGCGATACATTTCAAGAGTTGTGCAGCCTCACTGAAAAATATCCGATTTCAGGAACAAACGATCAAGGAATTTTGAATTTATATTTTGTGTGTATAAAAGACAAATGGCGCCAAATACCTTTAGAAAATGAAGTGACATATTTTTACGATTTTAATATACGAAAAAATGAGAAACCATACATAATGACTAAATACTTTGTGTTTAATGATTAGACTTTTCGCGTATAAATTGGTAAATGGCGTCGAGCCATTTGTTTCCTACACTATCGGGGGCGTATTCGGTATTCATGTTTGAATCTATTTTCAAAACTGAGTACTCGCGGTTTTCGTGGTTCACTAAGTGGACGGTGGCGTTCTCGGCCACGGCGACAACCTCAGAGCAAGTGTTCTCGATGAGCCACTTGGTGTGGTAGTCCCTACACTTTTGTAGATACTCGATTGGGATTTTATCTTCGCCGGTTCGGTTGCGGGTGTTGATTCGGACGCTGCAGGTGTCGGGGTTCGAGTCCATGTAAACGACGGCGTCGACGCGGTAGTCGTCGATATATTCCGAGTACCACTTGTCGTAAATGTTGAATTCTATTTTCTCGACAACTCCGTCGTCGTGCAACATATTCATGAAGATGTTTTTGTCGGCACACAACGATCTCTCGATGATGATGATTTCGGCCTGCGGGTTTTGCTTGATGGTGTTTTTGAGAAGGGAAAGGCGGGTGATGCATGCCATGACCTGGAATGTGAATGCATATCGGTGTTGGTCGGCGTAAAACTTTTGGAGAATTGTGTGACCCTTGTCGTCGTGAAACTGTTCCCAAATGTCGAGGGGCTCCTTAAGAAACAGAACTTTACCTACAAGGTCGGGACACTTTTGGGCAAGAGTTTTCTCGAGATTTTCGAGGATAGTGGATTTACCGGCGCCGATGTTGCCTTCGATAGATATTAAGAATGGCATGTTGTTTTTTTTACTAAACTATAACTTTTGTTTTATATTTATTTTTTGATCATATACCGAACAATTTTCTTTTTCGAAAATCTTCGCTAATAATATACTAAAAGAATGATTTCATTAGTTAACGTAAACTTCAACATAATTTTGTCAGTTATTATCATTGCGTTTTTGTTGTTTATGATTGGGAACCATATATTCAAACGTTTCAAGTGGAATTTAAGTTTAGAAGGTTTTGAAGGAGAGGAGACGACGGAAGATAAGGATGTAGAACCGAAGGAAGGCACTGAACCTAAGGTCGCCGCAACTGAACCGAAGGTAGCCACTGAATCCAAGGTGTCCACTGATCCAAAAGTCGCAGAAACTGAATCCAAGGTTGGTACTGAACCGAAAGTCGTAGCTGAACCTAAGGCCTCTGCAACTGAACCCAAGGTTGAACCAAAGATAGATACGGAACTGAAGCTTAGTATGGATCCCAAGGCTGAATCTACTAACCCCCTTTCTCGATACGATGATGAAGCTGAAGCCCCCATCGACAGCTCTGCCGAAACAGACAAGGCGACCATGATGACAGATTTATTCGAGAGCGTGAATAAACAAATGGATATTATTCGAACTTTAAAACTGAGTGAAAACATGATCCCCATCAAAATAGACAAAAGCGTCCCAGAGACACTCTTAATTTTAGCAAACCTCAAACTATTGATAAACAACGGTGTTTACAAGAACGAGCTGGATTTGAAGGAAATATACGACAAGTATATCGGAAACAAGGCGGTGCAGTTGTTGGCCTCCGATATAAATTCTTTGAATATGGCGTCCCTCGAGAGTGTTTCGAAATCGGAAACCACATACTTGTCTCGAACAAAGTCGGTGGTGGACGGACATCAAAAGATCATTGACAAGATTTTGGAGAATAAAAGTAAAGAATAAATATATAAATGCGCAAAATACTAATTCTATTTTTGATTTTGATTCTGGTATGCGCTTTTTTCATTGACGAAGAAGAGAGTGTTTTGGAAACATTTAAAAAATCGAAATCAAAACAGAAAAAACCAAATTTGTTAAAATCCATACAAAAATCGAAACTTTACAAAAAAGCTGGGAAACTTTACAAAAAAACGGGCATAAATAAGTATTTAGCACCAAAGAAGAAGAAGAAGAAACCAAAGCGTGTTTTCAATTTGAAACCGGTAGCATCAGCGGATTATTCAGACAACATTATCGCACCTTATACAGGGGACAACTACGGATCGATCCGCAAAGACGTACTAGAGTATGGAAAAGCTCTCGAAGGAAAGGCATCTGAAAAGCTTGTCTCTCCGGCGCCCTTGGGGAAACAGTATTTCTTCGACACTGGAATTAAGTGTGCTGATATGGATACTGGAAAATTGGTCGATCGATATTCAATTATAGACTCTCGAGTGGGGCAGATAAATGAAGACGGAGCTGTCGACAATAGTATATTTGCATCGGCAATTGCAGATTTCAATCAGAGCACAATTTTTAAGAAGAAGCCGACCTTAAAACAGACTCTCGAGGATAAGTGCGTTAAAATTACCATCGAACCGGTTGATGTTTATGGGAAAAAGTTGAAGCCGGAAACGAGACATGTCGCTCTACTTGATGTGAAAAGGTATAATGATATGCAGGGGGGAACAAGTAGTGATGAGGGGTTTGCAACTCTCGATATGGAGAGAATGGATTTGGGACAACAAGCGTTTATTTATTCGGCGTCAGCTCTTGGACTTTATTTGTTGCTGCAGGCAATTCGTAGATAGTGTAACTTTATCCTCTGCCGAATGTTTTCTAGCTACGAAAGAAAAAACACTTTGCAAAATCTTTTTATAAAGTGTTTTTTAGAG